CCTGATGATATACTTCATGGGCTGGCTATCATCAGCGAGGAACATGGAGAGCTTGCAAAGGCGGCTTATGAGAATGTTTATGAAGGTGGGCATTATATTAACGTACAAGCAGAGGCGTTTGATACGATGGTTACTTGTTTCAGATTACTTAAAAACATCAAAATGGTATGAATAAATACATAATTTCAGTAGTGCTGATCCGGGTAATGCCGGTACTGCATGAGAATGGCCAGCCGAATATCTCGATACAGAACGAGGTGGGGATAGCCCAGGGAAGTGATGAAGCGGATGCTTACCATAAGTTCGTCCCGCTGGCGAAGGCCCGGCACCCGGAGCATAAGATACAGTTGCGGGTAATCGTACCGATCAACGACGATTACGAGCAGATTGAGGAAGCGTAAATAGTAAATTAAATGACTGATTGTCTTTTTTTATACACGGGTGTTGAATGTCCAAAGTGCAGGAAGAATGGTTTTTTTATACCTGGTAGTATTCTTTCGTGCGAGTTTTGTGGGTACTATTTAATTATAAAAAAATAATTTATGGCTGGCGAGTTGCGATATGTCGGAGAGAAGCGGGAGGATGGGACCTGGAAGGGTTTGAAATCCATGCGCTGCGATATGGACAGCGCTCCGGCGGGCAGATATATATTCACCTGCAAGAAGTACCGTAAGTCCCGTAGCAATAATCAAAACGCTTACTATTGGGGTTGTGTGATTCCTTACGTGATGGATGGGTTAGTCGGTATGGGATTTGAGAAACGTTTACTTACCAATGAAAATGTTCACGACCTGCTTAAAAATAAGTTTCTCCATGAAGATGTTGCGGTTGATAGCGGAGAGTTTATTACGCTTACCAAGTCAACAACCGATTTATCAACTACCGACATGATGGATTACATTGACGAGATACAGCGGTGGGCATTAACCTTCCTAAATATTGTAATTCCTTCACCAGGGGAGCAATCTGAAATAGAATATTAAATCTAAAACAATGATACCAAACGAAAAAATTGACGCTATTTGCCTTACATTGGGTCAGAATTTTTTACACAAAGTATACCCTGGCGGCGAAAAACGTGTCCGCCATTACCTTGAGCGCATGAATAACGGCGATCAGTTTCAATGGATGCAATTCTGCGGATCGGGTATACCGACCATTAAAGTACAATATTGTTATGTTATTTGGGGCGGTAAAGTGCAATACCGGTGCGATATACGAGAGTTTATAAAAGGGTGCACCGGCGAGTTTGCCGATGGTGGCGTGACCCGTTCTTTTGAGAATCGCAATCTATGTGTGCTGCAGGGGCCCACTATTACCGCACCATACGATATTCCCATGAAAGGGTTTCAAGGGTTCAGATATTCACCTTTTTTATTTTAATAATGGAAACACCAACAAAATTACCTGACGCAGATGTTTTAAAAGTGACCGAAGATAGCGACCTTTACCCATATTTGGCGGAGGCCTTCAGGCGGTACAAACTGGATAACTCCCGTACAATACCGAAAAATATCCGTGGAAAAGAAGTAACTTTTTATCTAAAAATTAAATAAATGATAGCATCGAAACAAAAAGTAAAAGACATCTGTGACCGTTTGATGGAAGTTAAACCAGCGCAAATATTAATAGACTTCATACAAGATGATGTTGAAGATTTATTAACAGAAGAAGATGTTACCCCGGATGATATTGGTTCAGTATCATATCATAGCGCGGTGTTACTGGATGTTTATAATCCAGTGTATTTAAAAGATATAATTTATCTAACAGAAATTGAAGCGGCTCTTTGTGAATGGTTAAGAGATGCCACGTTCGCCAATAAAACTCTTGGACTTGACCCGAATAAATAAAAATCAAATAAATAATCAATTATGGCAATTAAAATCAAACACATCGTTTTCAAGAAAGACGAAACATTCATCGGCTTCGATGAATCACAGCAACCTCGGGACAGCAATGAGCCCATTAACGACAAGAACATCAAGCGGAGCGACCTTCCACGCCATGCAGACTTTGAACGGGCCATGGACAAGCTGAAGCCGCACCTACTTATCGCCTGTGAGTTGCATACGCCTACCGACTGCAATGGTAACTATCTACAGGCGGTCCACTTCAATGATTTCATTGCTGACACCGAGGAAGAAAAGGATCGCTTTGGCGGATTGGATATTACCGGTATTCTTATCCAGGGGAAGCACGCTTCGGATGGTGTGCAGATATTTGGCACCAAGACGACCAGTTCAGGCGAGGTAGTAAAGCTGAAAACGCCATCCATACCACTTAAACGTGAGCCGGAAGGATATAATTATCCGCTGGTGGATATACTGGACGAGCAGATAGATAGGTTGCTTACAGAGGCGGATTTGTATAATTCACGCAAGAAGCACGGCGCCGGGATGCAACAGCAGATAGAACTGCCTAATGTGCCTCATGTGAACACGGAGCATAAATTGAAAAAAGTTCAGGGAGAATTGATAACAGCGTAATTTATTTATATATTTGTGATGCGTAGTTAATCAATTCTTAAAATGAAAATTTCACCTTAAAATATTCCCGGTCAGATCAATGGTAATTCCTTCTTTCGGATTGATTTACTACGCACATTGATTTGCCGGGTCTTTTTATTATGAAAAATCAAAAACGTGGTATCAGAGAAAAAATAAATGGCATCACACAAGAATTTGTTAAAACACTTTTCGATTACAAAGACGGAAGGCTTTATTGGAAAATAAAACCAAGGAGTGATATAAGCATTGGTACAGTTGCGGGTAAAAAAGCAAAATGTAAGTATGGTTTTAGATATGTTGTTGGTATTAATAGAGATCATTATCATTCGTCTCGATTAATATTTCTATGGCATCATGGTTATCTGCCACCTATAGTGGATCACAAGGATAGAAATACTCTAAATGACTTTATAGATAACCTAAGAGATGCTGATATTTCACAAAATAATAAAAATAAATGTTCTAAAATTGGATCAACTTCTAAATATTTAGGTGTACATTTTGATAGTAATCGAAAAAGATGGATTGCAAAAATAAAAAACTCTGAAAAATCTATACATTTGGGAACATTTAAAGATGAAAAAATGGCAGCTTTGGCATATAACTGTGCAGCTAAGGTGCATCATGGAGAATTTGCTAATTTAAATCTTGTTGAAGCATAAAATATATTTAACTTTGTGCTTCTGCAATACACCTTTCCCGCCAGGGGATGTTGTTATGATCCTGTAGAAATAAAGACCGGGGGTTATTGATGTTTCTCCCGGTTTATTTTTATTTGTTTATTTAAAAATAATTAAATATGTTTGTCGCATGGAAAAACTTAAAAAAGATATTGAAGCGTCGGGACTCTTAAAAAGTTTCATTGCCGACAAGGTAGGTATCAGTTCAGCTCACCTATCAATGATGCTGGCTGGTAATGCAACCATGTCGGCAGAAATTGAAACAAAAATTAAAAACATCTTATTACAAGCATCTAAGATTGCTGTTTAAGGCTTTCCTACCACCTAATTTTTAAAAATAATTAAACCTATGGCAAATGGATTTTGGTTTGTGTATGTACTCTACAGTGACGGTATTCCCGTTTATGTTGGCTGCTCTGACAATATACCTAAACGATTAACTGCACATAAAAGAGATAAGAAATTTAATGGTTATAGACGTATTTATGGAAATACATCTAAACAAAATGCCATGGTTTATGAAAAAGCGATTATTTGTTTTTTGACATTACATTATCCTGAATTAATGTATAATAAACAAAAATTCCAGGTAGAATTTGATAAACAAATAGTCGGATTTTGAAACTACAAACTTAAATAAATAATCCTATGGCCAGGCCAGAACGTAATACAGTAGATTATTATCCTCATATCGTTGAAGATGGTAAAAAGATGTATTCTCTTGATAAAAAATATAAAAATGACGGCTATGCCGCTTTTTTTAAAATTCTTGACAAACTTGCTTCCACTGAATATCATTATCTTGATCTTAATAATGAAGATGAATTAATATACCTTTCATCCAGGTGTAATGTATCTGAAGAATTGCTTTTAGAAATAATATCCTACCTGGCTAAACTCGGAAAGTTTGATAAAGAATTATGGGAGTATAAGATAATTTGGTGTCAGTATTTTATCGACAATATTCAAGAGGCATATAAGAAAAGAAATAATAATTGTATAACAATTGATGGTTTACGGGTACTTTTAACCAGTTTAGGTGTACTTAATGGAGTAAAAGTACCCGTAAAACCACATACTATAGAAGAGTATATAAGAGAAGAGAAGAGTATAGAAGACATAACTAAAGTTATGTTGCCTGATGCGGTTTCACCGCCTCCGTCCAAACCACCAATAAATAAGTGGATTTCTACTTTTGATGATAGAAAAGAAAAATTCAAAACAAGTTTATTTCCATTCACTAATTACGGTAAAAACAAAGGCCCTTACACAAAAGATATGGTTCACGATTTTTTTGAATATTGGAACGAACCAAATAAATCACGTAGTCGTATGAGATGGGAATCTGAAAAAACATGGGAATTATCTAAACGACTTGCAACATGGGCAAAGAAAGAACCATTTATTAACAAACCATTTAATGGAAATTCAATAATTGCGCCAACAAACCAAAGAATTAATCACGATGATAGACCATGAGTGAAGCAACAAAAGATTATTACGAACGTAAAAACGAAGGCGCTAATGAACGGCGTAGTCGCAATGACAAAAACACTCCGTATTCCGGATTAGGAAAGTTACCACCGCAGGCTTGTGATGCTGAAGAAGCGTTGCTGGGCTCAATGATGAACCATGATCATACTATTTTCAATGTAATGGAATTTATGAAGCCGGAATATTTTTATAAAGACAACCATCAAAAAGTTTTTTCAGCGATGCGGGTTCTTTACGAGAAACACGATCCGATAGATGAGCTTACCGTGATCACACAATTGCGTCGACAGGGAGAACTTGAAATAGTAGGCGGCGCTTATGCAATTACTGAATTATCAAAATCAACCCGTAACAATTGGGACTTCAATACAAAAATTATTTATGAGAAGTACCTGGCCAGGGAAACGATACGAATTTCATCTACCGCCATACAGGAAGCATACGACGATACTGTAGATATTTTTGATTTAATAGAAAAAAACCAGTCAGAAGTACTTTCCCTTACAAACAATAAAACAACAAAACAAGCCCGGAATGTGCGGGACCTGGTTAGTGAGTGCCGTAAAGAATACAGTAAACCAGTTCTTAATGGGATAACAGGAATATCTTCCGGGATAGATTCTATAGACCGGTTAACACATGGATGGCAGAAAACAGATCTTATCATCATTGCGGCTCGTCCGAGCATGGGTAAAACGGCGTTCGTGGTTTCTTGCGCTAAAAGTGCTGCAATTAACTTTGATATACCGGTAGTAATCTTTTCACTTGAAATGAGTGATATCCAATTAACCAACCGGATGATAGCCGGGGAAACTGATACGCACGTAGAAAAATTACTGACACATAATTTATCCGAAGAAGATGAACGACGGATAGATCAGCTTATCGGGCCGCTGAATGACGCAAAATTAATTATTGATGATACAGCAGGTTTGAATATATTTGAGTTCCGGGCGAAGTGTCGTCGTTTAAAGGCTGATCAGAATATTCAGTTGATTATTGTTGATTATCTGCAACTAATGGAAGGTAAAAAAGATGGCAGGTCAGGAAATAGGGAACAGGAAATAAGTAGTATTACCAGGTGTTTGAAAGGAGTTGCCAAAGAATTGAATGTGCCGGTGATTGCGCTGTCACAATTAAGCAGGGCAGTTGAATCGAGGCCGGGTAACAAACGGCCAATGCTTTCTGACCTTCGCGAGTCGGGTTCCATTGAGCAGGATGCTGATATGGTGCTTTTTTTATACCGGGATGAATATTATGGGATTTATCAGGATAAGAATGGGTTTTCAACTGTTGGTAAGGCAGAAGTTATTATCGCTAAAAACAGGAATGGCAAATGTGAAACTGCTATAGTTGATTTTAATGGGGCGAAGATGCGGTTTAAAGACTGGGAGTATTCTCCGTCATATTCTGTTGACAAAAACCACGAAACCATAAAAGAATCAGAAATTGAATTTATTTCATCAAATGAAGAAGACAGCAAAGACCTTCCGTTCTAATAAGCCCGATTTTTACCAGGATAAAACCTTCGAGCAAAAGTTGCTTGATGTTTTGCTGACGATGGCTAAGTTTGAATGGTTTCGAATTGACAACCGAGCAGACTTCGAGAAGATCAGCGAGACGGTGAAGGGCTTCATCGACGCTGGCTACCCCTTTGAGTTTGACGATACGTACACGAAAATAAGGAGAATTACTAATTTTGAATGATATGTGGAGTTATTACGGAGCAAAAACGAATGTGATTGATCTTTACCCTGCGCCGGTGCATGATAAAATAATTGAACCATTTGCGGGTACCGCACGTTATGCACTGAAATATTGGCAAAAAGATGTTTTGTTGGTTGACAAGTACGAGGTGATTATTAAAATTTGGAAGTGGTTGCAATTGTGCTCTGTTGATGATATAAAAAAACTCCCTCATCAAATTAAATCAGGACAAACGTTAGAAGAATTTACTTTTGATTGTGAAGAAGCAAAGATGTTGATGGGGTTTTTGGTTGGATACGGACTTGAAAAGCCCCGACTAACGGCTACAAGAAAACATTTTTTCCGGCCAAACTTTTTAAATTACTCTCTCAAAAAAATTGAACAAAGTCTTTTTAAAATCAGGCATTGGAAAATAATTTGTGCATCGTACGAAGATATCGAAAATCAGTTAGCTACTTGGTTTATCGACCCACCGTATCAATTTGGGGGCGGCTGCTATCCCGAAAGTTCAAAAAATATTGACTTTGAATATTTAGCTGGTTGGTCCCGGGACCGAATAGGCCAAACAATGGTTTGCGAATCGCTTAGGGCTACATGGATGGACTTCTTACCTTTGGGATCCCATAAAGGGCGTACGGGCATTCAGTACGAGGGTATCTGGTGCAACGAAGTAAATACTTTCAATAACATTCAACAAAAACTAATTTTGATATGATAGACACACCCGAAATAAAAAAAGATTGCTACGGTTTCGAGATAATTGATGTGAACCGCATCCAAATTCCTTTCAATTACGTACTGATAAAGCTCGACGGCGACCACGAACGCTACCACAACCGCGAAACAGGCGAAGATACCGGCCTGTACGTGGCGCCTTGGGGAGCCAACCAGGCAAGTCACCTGGGGCTGACCGGAATAGTGGTTAAAACACCGGAGCAGCTTATTTTCAATGGCTACCAGATGGCTACGCTCAAGCAGTACACCGAAACTACGTCCACCGACAAAGAGCGGGAGATAAAATCGAAAGAGTTTGCCGAATATTCCCGGTATAAGCGAAGCGGCGTTCAGAAAGAGATCGCCGACCTCCGTAGAGCCTCTATGGCGTACGATGTACCTATGGAGGTAAAAGAGGGCGACCGGGTTTACTTTGAGTACACCACGAGGCTGGATGCTATCAAGGAAGGGCGCAGGATAGAAACCGATGAGGGAGTTTATATTTTAGTTCCGTATGATTTACTTTTAATGAGGTTTAAGCCGACAACGGATTTCAACAATGTTCAGATCCCGGATGTGTACATGCTGAATGGGCTTGTGTTGATACGCATACTTGAATATGCGACAGAGGTTAGCGCCCAGGGTGTACGTGGCTATAAAACTGAAATGGATTTGTTTTTGCCGGAAGGGAAGCACCCGGATGCGAAATATGTGCATAATGGGAATGTTTGGTACGGTACGATATTATCATGTGGCTGCGGTGTTAAGTCGTATGCTGACTTCCCGGGGCGCGGCGGAGAGTATGGGGTTCAGAATACGCCGGGGAATAAGCCGGGGGATAAAATTATGTTCGATGGCCGGCATAAGAAGCGGCTGGAAGTAGAGCATCACCGAGTAATTTTCAAAAAGAATATTTTGCACCGGATACACCGTAAGGATATTTTAGGATGGTTCCCTTCTGGGAATATTAACGGACTACCAAAAGTTTAATATCATGGCAAAACAAATACATAATGGCGGTAAACAAAAAGCGGTGAAGGCCGTAAGGGTTCAGGACAAGGTTTTTAAAACAATACCCTTTGATTTAAGTAACAAAATAGAAGTTATTATCGATCATAGAACAAAAATATATATCGATAAAGGTCAGGATATTGAAAAAGCAAGACAAAATTTCTTAAAAAAACAAAAAACGAAAAGATTTTAATAGATTTGAGCCAATGAGTTCAGCATTACACTATGATTTTTCAAAACTGCTTATCAATCCAGCGGATGTTCCAAAGGGTAAGCGCCTTGTTGATCACTTCCCTGAACTGAACGCCTTTGCTGAATTTAAACAGCAGCAGGATGATAATATCATAAAAATTTCCGTATTCACCGCCGATGCTGATAGCCCATTTTTAAAAATGAGGGCTGACAGGGAGTTAATGATAAAAAGCATTTTTGATTTTCTTGAAATAGGGGTTGAAAATAAAAAAGGGAAGGATTTTTTTAAAAAGGTTGTTGAATATAAACATGAAGGGGTCGCTGAATGCTGGTATGCTTATCTGAAGATGCAGTTAAATATTGATTTTAATGAGTGGGCAATGACCAAACAAACCTACGATATGCTTCTTTCGGAAAGTAACCGCCAGCGGGATACTGATGAAACAATGGAGAAATATGCCAACTGGCGGGTGAAGATGCGCGATCAGATACGCCTGGTTGGTAAAGACTTAAAAGAAATTGAGGCAATTGTTTTCAAGGATAGCAAGATGGCGCGACCTGTTGCCCTTGTGGTTATCAGGAAAATAAAGAACTATCCTGAAAAATACGCACAGAAAGGGGTATTGATGTAATGCTGGGCGAAATTGATCAATCTAATCAAACCATCGACCTGCAAGGATTAAAACCCTACGACCTGCGCTGGGGGGCCGAATCAAAGTTTATCGAGCTTTACGATTATCAAGTACTGATGCCTGAAGAAGCAGCAGACGAGGACTGTATCAATTATGGATTACCGATAGATGAACAAATATTCAGAAAGACATTTATTCCAGACCAGGTTCGCTTTCCGGGACGTTATCACGAGGACCCATGGACAGAAGAACAGGTTGATTATTTTATAGATAGAGAATATCAGCGGCGCCATAACGGAGTTTGGATATTTATCGGAGGTGAGAAACTTTGGTTGCCAGGTCCATTTTATATTTTCCTAAATTACTGGAAACTTATCTCCCTTCAGGAAGTTCGTTATCTGTATTCAGCCCTTGAATTATGGTGGATATGGATTGATACGGTGCGCGATCCGAATTGGGACGGACTATCAGATTTTAAAGCCAGGCAGATCGGCGATACTGAATTTTCTGTGTTTATGATATGGGAATACACTTCGCGCGTATCAGGCCAAAAGTGTTGTATGCAGTCATGCCTGGGTGATGAGCATGTAGCTAAATCATACGATAGGCTTGTTTACGGACATAAAGAAATGATCTGGTATTTCAAGCCAATAAATCGCGGCACAACAGCGCCAGCCGAAGGATTGGAGTTTAAATATCCTACAGAAGCAATCACAAAAGGGAAGATCAAAGCACAGCAGGCAGAATCCGGCACAAATACACAATCCGGAATTGACTATGAATACCCTGAATTAAATTCAGAAGTTCTTTTCGGGCCATATACCGAGCGTTATTTTGACGGTGGAACCTATGGCCGCGTGTATATTGATGAGTTTGGTAAGGCTGAAAAGTTTGACCCCTCAAAATTATTAAAAGTTTTTCAACCAGCCATCAATAGCAGGATACTCGACAGACAGGTAGGAAAGATACTTGAAACATCGACCGTTGAGGAAATGAAGTCTGGAAAGTCATTGTTATGGGCTAAGAAAAAGTGGGCGCAGGCTAAACCTGTAATGAAGCCTACTGGCATGACGAGCCTTAACCGGATGCGCCGCATATTCCGTTCAGCACTTGACCGGGCACCAGCCGATAAGTTTGGCAAGCCACAAAAAGAGGCTGAACGTAAATGGATTGAGGAAAAAACTAAAGACTACCTTGAATCTGGCGATATGGTGGGTATGCTGGAACATCAGCGAGCCAATCCATTAACCATTGAGGAAGTATTCTCATCTATCACAGACGAAAGCCAGTTTGACGTTGATAAATTGGCTAAGCGTCAGCACTACCTACATTCTGATGATTATGTAAATCCCCGTACCGGGACCAATCTTAAACCATGGGTACGCGGTAATCTGAGGTGGAAAGACGATGATAAAGAAAGCAAAGAGGCTATTTGGGAGCCAAACTCAAAAGGTCGCTGGCTTATTTCAGCTCACCCGAAAGATTATGGATACGAAGCCAATAAAAAGATTGAGGGGATATGGAGGGCGAAGCCAGGCAACCCGCAAGCGTTCATCTGCGGTATTGACCCATACGAACAAAAGAAATTGGTTACTGATGACTGGTCATTGGGTGGAATAGCTGTTAAGCGCCGCCTTGATACGCATATTGATGGTAAGCCGGACAGGTATTATCAGTTTAACGATGAAGCCAGAGGTATAAAGATGGGCGACCCGATAGACGGCGGTATCAATTTCATCACAAATCGGTACTGCTGCACTTATTTGTACCGCCATGCCAACCCGGAAGACTTTTATGAGGATTGTATTTTAACCTGTTTATACTACGGTTGTGAGTTCATGCCGGAGAAAAACAAAGCCAGCGGCTTGTTGAAGCATGTTGACGACCGGAAGTATAATCTTTACAAAATGGATGGCGTACAGCTTTCTAAAAACGCAAAAGGCAAAAGTGAGGAAGATGGTGTTACCGCGACTGAAAAAACCATCAATGAGTATTTCGGATACCTGATGACTCTTTCGTGTAAGTGGGCCAATACGCTTGATCACCCGGATATAATCAGTCAGTTGCTTACTATGAATTGGGCAAACAGGGGGCAAAAAGACTTAGGTGTAGCCGTTGGCTGGTGCGAATATGCTTCAAAACTGCCTACCAATTGGAAGCCAAAAACATCTGCACAAAAAGCAAGTATTTACTACTCTGAATTTCAGGTATAAATTTGTGGAAAATAAAATTTACATTTGAGAAACTTTTCAATAGATGGCAAACTCATTTCAAAGGTTAGAGAGTTTTAAAGATCAAAGGGCTAACAACGCATTTCCAAACGATGAGCGTACTTCCGCGGCGTTAAAGCAGGAAAAAGAATATTCAATGTTGTACGGTAAAGCAATGCTTTCAGAAATGCTCTCCGGGGCATACGAATTAAGTTACAACAACCCAACCTATAATTTCGGTGCTGAAAAGAGACCCTTCAGGGTTCTCCACCAATATGCGACAGGCACCTACTCCACAGAAAAGCTAAAAGATACCTTTATCGGCAAAAGCCCGAACAAAAAGAAAAACGGAAAGCACATCACCAAAACATCTATATCATTCGACCGGCTGCCGATTATCTCCAAACTATACGATGTTGTCCGTGAAAAGAACATGAGGCAGGTGTATGATGTTGATGCCATTTGCCTTGACGATGATAGCATACAGGCAAAAGAGGCCGATAAGGCCATGCTTAAATACCTGGTGGACGAGGACACGCAGGAAATGATGCGCCGGACAAAGTTTAAGCCCAATACAAAACTTGACCCGCAGGCACTTGGATTAGCTACTGAAGCGGATGTTGATCTTTACTTTGAGTGCGGCGCTTATGTATTTGACAGGGAGTTGGCCTCAATAGCGGCCTGCAACAAAACAAAACTTGTCAGCAATTACAAAGTAGTTCAGGATGGCACGTTTGATGATTTAATAAAATACGGGATTGCCGCATGGAAGAATGAAATTGACAAGACAACCAATACTGTTAAACTGGTAAAAGTTGAAATATATAATCCTGAACTTGATCTTTGCCCGGTGCTTATCCCTTACAGCATCGATAATAATTTCAGTAATCTTAGCAAGTTTGGCTGGATACGCACGTTAACCATTAAAGAAATCAGGCAGAAAAACCCGGAGTTAGGACCGGAGGAATTAATTGATTTATGCCGGAATTACCAATACTTAAATCCGCAATATGGCAACCTGATTATGGGCGCTTATTCATCAGCTAATGGTTACAATATTGATCCACTGAATAGGTGTAAGGTATTGGTATTGGATTACCAATGGCTTGGCGTTGATATTGAGAATTATGTAAAAAACGACCGCCGTACTTTATTCGTTGCAAAGGATTTTGATTTTGAGTTGGACGCTAAAGCAAAAAGGAACGGCGACAAGCATATTCAGAAAAAGGTTATCAAGAAGTTTGCCGCTGAATGGGTAATCGGCACAAACGTTATGCTGAAGTATGGTTCTGACGAGGATATAATCTATTACGGCCCGGACGGCGACCGTTGCCCCGGCCTTGACTACTTTGCTACAAAAACAGGAAATATCAGTTTGGTTGAGCGTTCCATTGCTGTACAGGATGATATTGACCTGGCGAATACAAAACTGCGTAATTCACTTGCCAGTGCCATCCCGGCCCCGCGCATGGTGATACAGACCGGATTGCTTGATAATGTATTTTTAAATAACATCAAGCAACAGCCGGAAGATAACATGGCCACCTTCCGGGAGTTGGGTTACTTAATGGTGAACGCCGTTGATGATGATGGCAAGCCGATATTCACAAATCAGAAATTAGTTGATTTCCTGCCAATGGGTATACAGGAAGATATTAATATTTTCACCGGGCAAATACTGGCCGGCATAAATAATTTACGGGAAGTATGGGGTATTGCCCAGGGCGCAGACGGATCTACGCCGCAGAAATATGACGGCGTAGGCAAGACAGAGCTTGCCGCACAGTCATCCAATGCCGCGCTGTTCCCAACGTTCAACTGCTTCCAGTATTTGTTTGAGGATACTTTTACTGATTGTGTTAAAAAATGGCAAATCATCGCCAAAGACCGTGATCTAAAATTAAACTACAGCCCACTGGGTAGAAAGAATATGCAGATATTGGCTTTGGATAAAGAGTTTACCAATGCTGATTTGAACATATCGCTTATATTGGGGTCAACAAAAGAGGAGTTGGCTGCTTTAATGACGAAAATTGAAGGGCTTAATGCGTTGGGTGTAAAAACAAACTTTTCAGAAGGTATTACCACGTCTGAATATATTTATCTGTCTGAAACCATTAAATCGGGCAATGTACGTCAGGCGCTTTGGGTGATGGCGAAGGTAGAGCAAAAGAAAATTGCACAGGCGCAGGCAACGTCAGAAAAGAATCAGCAGTTGACCGGTAATATTCAAGTACAGTCAGCACAGGCAGCAGAGGCCGCTAAACAGCAAACAGAATCGGTTAAGGCAAAAGAAAAACGTATGACCATTATCGTGCAGGAGGCGGAGAAACGCATGACCGCAGCTTCATCCGCGTTGATAACCGATTACGCGAAGGAGGGGGGCCCGGCAGCGCAGGGAACTTATCAGAAAATTATTGACGAGGCTCACCTCGAAATCGTGGGGGTGTTGAAGCAGGATAACCCGCCGCCGCCACAACAGCCGGGGCCAGCGTCACAGCAGATGTCACCGCAACAAGCGCAACCGGACGAAGGTGATCCGTCACAGGGACAGCAACAACAAGTACAACAATCTGCATAAATTTGCATTTGTGAAATAAAAAGATTTATATTTGACGTAAATAAATATCGCAGGGTAGAGCAGTTGGTAGCTCGATATATAATTAAAACAGTGATTATGCCGTATAAAAATAAGAAAGACCAATCAGCATCTGCAAAAAAACATTATGAGAACAATAAAATTAAGGTGATAGAACGGTCTATAATTCATAAGAGAAATACACGAATATTTCATACAACTTACGTTAATAAATATCTTTCTGAAAATAATTGTGTTGATTGCGGAGAATCAGATCCTATTGTTTTAGAATTTGACCATGTAAGAGGAGAAAAAAGTTTCAACATTTCTGATATGGTTAGAAAAACCGGACACTCACTTGTAAAAATAAAAGAAGAAATTGAAAAATGTGACGTTAGGTGCGCAAATTGCCACCGTAGAGCGACATATAATAGGCGACATGAAGAAAAATTATTGGTTGCCTAATTTAGGATTTATAACTATAAAAATAAACATCAGCGTATGAATTTCGGAGCAGCATTAGGAGAACCAGTAGTAGAGATACCAGCCGCACCCGCAGCAGGTGAACAACAACTTGAACAACCGATTACCCCTGCACCCGGCGAAGGCGGAACGCCACCGGTAGATAATTCGCAATCACAAACACAAAATACGCCACCTCCGGCAGCAGCGGAGCCAGCACCAGCCGCACCGGCAACAATTGATTATAACAAGTACTTTGACGAGATGTCAGGCGGACTTATAAAAGATGTTGACGGCTTTAAGGCTGTATTGCCAAAGTTAGCAGAGTACGACACCCTGAAATCAGAAACGGAACGCTTATCAGCCGAGATGGCGAAAGCGCCCAAATTCGCAGATGATGAGGTGAGGATACTTAATGAACTGAAAGCAGCAGGCGCTACTAAGGAGCAGATTAAAAGTTTCCACAAAATCAACGAGTACGGAAGTATCGCTGAAATGCCAGACCGGGACGCTATCATAGCGAACATGGTTATCAACGGCACCAAGCAATCTACCGCCGAACTTAAAGTTGACCGGGACTTTAAACTGAACAACGAAGACCTTGACCCGATTGATCGCGAAATTGCAGACGATGAAATGCGTATTGCAGCTAAAGCAGCGAGAGAAGGGTTACAGCAATTTAAAGCAGAGGCTTCCAATGTGACACAAGTCCCACCGGAAGAACTACAGCTACAGCAACAAGCAGCACTCATGGCCCACCAGGGCAAAGTTAAACCATACGTAAAAGATGTAATGGCCAGCATCCCCAACTTAGGCACATTCGCGCTAAAAGGAAAGGACGATGCTCCGGGTATTGACTATGAATTACCGATTGATGATACCATCAAAGGTAAATTAGGTCAATACGTTGAAAATTACTTCATTGATGGGCTTACCCCCGTTACTCCTGAAAATACATTATTGGCATTGAATTATGCCAGGGCTGAATACTTCCGTGAAAACCAGCATGAAATATTGCAGCAGACATGGGATAAAGCCGTAAGTATGACAGAGGAACGTATGATAAGTAAATATGAGAACAGATCAGGTTTAAAGCCACAGCAGGATAATCCTATCCAGCAGTCACAATCTGACGATGCGAAAACAGCTAAATTCTTTGCAGACAAGGTAAATCGGGTAAACTCGTAAAAAGTGTTTTAGTGATTGGTTAACAGAATTTTAACCATTAATACTAAAAACAATGCCATACTCTAATACC